GTGGCGCTTTAGAGTAACAGCACCAAGCGCTGCAAGCCTAGATGTAATATTGACGTTTTGGAGCAACGCAAAAGCCAGACGATTAACGCTCTCTGGCTTCATGTTTTCACAATTGTAATTACGACGATACGCCTCGGAAGCGTTTCCAGTCTCCCGATATGATAAGCAGAATCCTTCTTGCTTAGGCGTGAGTGCCATTAATCAACTTTCCTTCCAAATAACAAATAATAACGCGCTTAACTTCTTCAAAATCGTTCGACACCCGTACATAATACCCTTGTGCGGTGAGAAATACAATATATTCTAGCTGTTCTTTGCTCGGCGACTTGCATTTGCCAGTTGGCGTTTTAAGCTCAATCATTAGCCCACTATAGCCGCCTCGCGTAACTGGCAAATGCAGATCAAGAACTCCTGCCTTTACGCCCTGGCGCTTCAATGACACTGCCTCACGTCCTGAGCGATACCCACCATTGCCAATATGATGTAACCACTTCAATTCAATATATCTAGGCTCCATTGTACGCGCCCACGTGATTACAGCTTCTTGCAAATCACTCTCAGTCATCTTCGCCTACCAGCACATCTTCGCACAGCGCATCAATCGTACCTGTATGACGCTGCACAAGCTCGAACGCCTCATCACTAGGATTGCACTGAAACTGCTCAAGCGATTCTCGCAATCCTTCTAACAGTCCGTCAATTGGTAGCATGTTACCTCCAAAATAATAATCACCTAAACCCATCCGCCTTGGTATTCCGTACCCGCTTTTTAAAGCTAAAGCGGATGGGGTTAAGTGACTAACTATAAAAACATAACGGCTGGCGATTATACACTTGTGCGATTTAGTCGTATGTCGCCTAGTAATATTCAACAACCGCCATGCGTTATGTTTCTAAAAAACTTAGGTGGCCGGTTACAGTATCCGGCTCCGGGAAGAACGGAGGCTTCGTTTTGGCAATAGGACAAAGCCAATGCAATAGACTGTGCATTCACCTAACAACTGCTGACTATTGGACTCTACGTCTCTAACCGTGCATCGGTCAATAACCATAATCAGCATGTGTTAGGTGACCGTCTTTCCGGCCTGCCATCTGGTTATGAATAATATCCAGAGTTCCAAAGAGAGTTGGGCAATGGAACCGTTCAACATTTCTCACCAACCATAGACCGCTTAGCCAGTCAGTCTCTTCACGTAACTCACGTGTCGCCGAGATTTTGCACAGGGAGCTTTCTACCGGATTTTACTAGCGAACTACACAATGAGTCGCGTTCTTCCTTCGAATTACTATATGCAAAAATGATTAACTAACCCTATGGCACCAAACCCCGCCCTTTTCAGGATCAGACTTATTCGAGAACCGAACGCCGAGACGCTTGCCAACCGAATTACACATCACTGAAAAACGCTTTGGTTCATATTTTCCAGCTTCAACGAAAAACCGTTGTCCGACTTGCAACTCAGCGAATGGATAATCCTTTGAACTGAATCGTTTTTCTCGACCGCTCAAATCAATGCCTTGTTCAATCTTGCATTCCATATATTACCCCGGTTTGCGCAAGTTTGCAAGCGAGCGCGTTAGATCAAGACTAGACCGACGCATAGCGCCAGATTCTTTTGGAAAAGACTGATAACTGTATCGCTTTTCTTTTTCAGCATGTTTAAATTCTTGCGCACATTTCAAAAATCGTTTTGCCTCTTTTACGGCGTCATCAATTGTTGAATTGTTCATTTGATTTCTTTCGTGATGTTCAATATACGTATTATGGCACAAGTTTTAAGAAAATGCAAGAACTAATTAAAAATAAATTCGATTCCAAGTGCTTCAATACGCTCGGCGAACTCAATGCAGTCTTCTGATTGACGGCTGCTAGATTCGCATTTCCAAGCAGCGTTAGCAACCCGCTGCGCCTGCCCACGGCTCATCGTAATAACTACCTCATTCTTATCGTTCAGTTCAGCGCTCATAAATACCCCAATCAATATCTGGCTCATCAAAATCAGGAGTTGGCGCTAAATATCCACGCCCCCCACAATCGCAACATCGCGCACCGTCAGACTGCCCTTCACCAGTCCCGCTGCAATGCGTACAAAACGCCGCATCCATTGCGCAATCCTCGCATAAGCCCATGTAATCCTGCGCCTTGCCACAAGCGTCGCAGACCCACCCTTCGTAATCTTCCATTTACAGACCTCCATTCACAGCAGATATAATGGCAATAACAACAAATGCGAAAATATATAGTGCGGCATTCATTTTAATCGCTCCAATTAGAAAACAGTCAGAATACATCCTGGGTTTTTTACTGCCCATATCATCGCCAACAGACTCACCGTCGTAATTTGCATGATACGCTCCAGTAAAAAATCAGAAAGTAACGGCCACCAAATATCCGTGAATTTGTACAGGGTCAATCAATGAATTTTTAACGCCATACGACGGCCAGCTTGTTCTTGCAACAGCAGGATTTGTCTGTGCAATCTCTGCCAGGGCTAGCGCCCATGATACTGACTCGTTTAACTCTTTGCATGTGACATGAATGTGGCATTGATTTGATCCAAAAATGTGGATCTTTTCATGCTTTATTCCAGTAGCCACGAGCACTTCGCGCAGCTTGTCTTTTTTTGCTTGGTCCATGTTGCTCTCGCTTGTTGGTATGTAGTGATATTAGTCTAGCTAGAATTTTGTGTCAAGCTAAATTTTATTAAACAAAGTCCGACGCAAAGATTCGATGGATATCTACACCATAGCCCAGGTTGGAGTTTTCTCCATGCAGCCTATACTCTGCCATTGCATAGCACTTGAAAGCTTCTAGCTCGCTGTCAAATAGCCCTAGGCGTCGAAGCTTTCCACTCTCTGCAACCGTAGCCATCCACTTCCCCGACTTGTTGTGCCATGTAACACCTTTGTACGAAGAAGTCTTCTCTGGCGACACTCTGAATTTTGGCTGATTTCTCGCGCTCGCCCACATTCTCAAATTAAGCAATCGATGGTCAAGGTTGTTTTGGTTGATGTATTCCACTGAATCAACTTCTCCACCATCTATACCGGCAACCACATTACGCATGTAGATCGTTTTATTAAGGCCATTAGGCATCAGCTTGGATGTGGACACGTCGCCACCATTAGATAGACGCCACTGGTACGCTTTAAGCTGCTCTACGTCCCATTCATCCACTAGCGCGATGTGTCCGCTGTTGATTTTTATTTCTGCCATTTTAGTTATCCAGTCCGCTCGATGAATATATAAACACCTGCTTCCCTGCGTATGTCTTACCAGTTGGCGACTTGTCAATTCTTCCTTCATCTACCAGTCTGTCTAGCGTTTTACAGAATTCATCCATATCGAACGATCCAGACTTCACTTTGTTAAACAGGACACCATGCGTGAATCCATCGCCGGCCTCGCTTACCACTCTATCGTCAATATTCATCATACATTTGTTTGGGCCTCGTTTCTGTCTTGAAGTACGGCGACATGAAATGTTCTTTTGCTTTCCGCCAATCATTCTGACAAATTCTTCTTCAGTCATTTCCACTTCAAATTTCACAATCATCGCAATCTCCTTGAAAGATTCTATTCTACCTTCTTTCTTCTATTTATGCAATGAATTTCTTCATGATGGAAAAATTAACTTGCAAAATAGCTGTTTTTAGGATGAAAACGGTATCCAAGGCACTGGAAACACTAGATTGTTATAATTAAGTTGGATCTTATCCTAAAAGCCTCCATACAAAAAGACAAAAATAAAAGCACCAGACGAAAAAATACCACCTCTAGGATGGTAAGTTAATAATATACATAGTATTTATATATGGCTTTGCCTATTAGTTCTTTTTAATACCCTCTTAAGGAGGGTAAAAAGATACCAATATGCAGCGGCTTTAGCGGGAGTTTTAAAGTTCCTTACGCGATTTGCGATATCTTGCATATCTTCGCTGTAAGCCTTGGTATCACTGAAAACTTTTTCTACCATGATGGTTTTAAGATGTTCAGTTTTCCAAGATGCACCTCAAAACTACTTCAGCCTTGAGTCTGGAGCTAGTACGGACAGCGTGCCACGAAATGAAATCATGTGACATCCTCAGTTTGTGTCCGTTTGTGCGTCGGATACTATCGTGGCGCAACCCTTAGTTTTTACTTGAACCTGTCGCCACCTCGCCGGACTTCACAGGCTATTCAGACGCTTTAGAATTGAACTAAAGCCGTGTAGCGGCAAATGGCTGGCTACACCCAACACACCAAGTCTAACACATATTAAATAAAAAAGGCCGCTAAATGCGGCCTATATTTTCAATGGAACAACCTATCGACAAACAGCCGATCATCCGCATCATCATCAAGCAACGCCTCCTGCCCTTGCCAGTCGTCAATTGGTACTGGCTGACGCGCCAGGAATCTGGATTCGATTTCTAGGTCGTAGTCTGCTGCGTTGTAGAAGTCGTCGCGGTTGCGTAGCATGGCTGGTCTCCTATTTTATACCAATCGCTTCAAGCGCAATTTGTCTTATTTCCCAATATCCATCGCAAACTGATGGCCCGTGGCTAAAGGCTTGAGAAAAATTTGCAATACCAATTATTTGTGAAATCAAGTCTTTTCGTTTAGCAATTTCTTCTTTAAGCAATTTATCGATTTCGTTGAGCCTTCCAATTGCTGAATACTCTCTTTTTTCAGCATTATCTCTCTCAATACGCATTTTTTCTAATTTATTTTCCATAGTTTTTAGCCGCTTTCGCGGCTATCTTTATTTAAATTTTAGGATTTTTTTCACAGGCAACAAACAAAACTTCTGGTTCGTCCTCTCTGAATACAGAAAGCCATCCTTGAGCGGTTTCTTCTGTAACTTCTCGTTCTACCCTAAAATGGTTGCCGAGCGATGCATTTGTACGAAGGCTCCAAAGCGTGATTTGCTTAGCGACTGGTTTCATCTAGTTCCCCTTGTTCGTTGTTGAGTTGATGTAGTCATTCTAACAACTAACAAACGCATGTCAAGCCCTAAATGCAAAAAAAGCCCGGTTAAGGGCTTTTATTTTACTCCTCATCATCCGGCAACGATTCGACAGGATCGCATGGAGCGCCCCGCCATAGCGTTGGATGGCAAAGATGCTGCGTACCGTCCGGTCCTTCACTAATACACCAGGCCTCATCGCCTGTAACCGGATGCTGTACCCAATGTGCGATGTATTTCTCCTGGCCTGTCCATACGATGATTCGCTTGTTGTGTGGTGCCATGTTGATGTGGTGCCAGCCTTCAAAATTGTTCATGCTTCCTCCGGTGCGTCGGGTAGTGGCATCCAGTGGGTAGGGTCATATCCAAGCGTTCCTCCACCGCCAAAATAACCCCAAGTTCCGCTGTATCTGTCAAAACTTACGCAGAAAATACACTTGTTATCCGGACAGAATACAAGATGTGCTTTCCTATCCTTCGGCGCACTATCAATCGTTTTCCATTCACTCATCATTTTTCCCCGTAGATTTATACCTAAAAACCGTCTCGCCTCGATATACTTTACCAGTATCCGTGGCGATCAAGTACCCGTTTTCTACCAGTCCTTCAACCACTTTCTTGATGCTATCCTTGTTCGCCTTGCTATTTTTTACACCGTTAAAAATCACCCCCATCGTCTGCCCAATTTCAGTTGAACAAATTTCAATGATGCGGTAAGCTATTCCGTCCATTTTTTCGACAGTATCACGGCTCGCCATGCCCTCAGTGGAAGACACTCGCCGAATCTTGTTGCTCATCTCCCACCTGACGAGTTTAACCGCATATCGCGCCATGTCAAGCGTCAAGACGCGAGACTCCGCCGCCAGCGCGATACACAGCTTCACTACGCCGTCTAGCGCTCTGCGTGGTAGCGACTCAAGCCCTGCCGACTTTTGCGTCTCTGCAAGGTCGTGAAAATACGACAGCGCCCTATCAACAAACACCATCGCCTCGCGTTCAATCGTAATCGGGATTTGTTTCTGTTCAAACGAATCAATCCGACCGAATGGGCAATCGTCTTTTACAAATGCGACATTCTTTAGCGCCATTTCAAGCCCTAGTGGTACTGACGGAGCGCCCTGAAAATCAGGCTTTGCCGCTGGATTGGTTTCGTACTCATGGAACGTCAGCGCCCTGGACAGAAAGCCGTTTTCTGTTGATTCGCCGCTGAATGCCAGTTCCATCGTGCGAGGCGTGGCGGTGGTGAACATCGACAGAAACGGGTTAGGCAATCCATTTTCAAATTTGTCAAGTAGAAATTTTGCCCGCTTAATTTTTGCCTTTACTTCTTCTTCGTCGGTGAAATTCCCGTCTTTCAGCGCCTTGGAATATTTACCAATCAGTTCTGCATACTTCTCCTTGATCGCCATCTTGCGCGAAATGTCAAGCAGAACATTCTTGTCGCCCTTGGTGAATACTTCCATGATCGTACCGATGATGCCTTCTAGGTAGCTCGCGTTACCCTTCTTCATGGCGTTGTTTAGCCGCTGCAAGAAGTATCCGAATTCGTCATTCTGGTACATCGCGTACTGATTCTGTTCTAGCGCGTCCAAAAGGTCTTTGTCCGACTTTATGCGGCCATGAATAGCTCTGCCAAGCCCAACGCAACACATTAGGCGGTGGGCAGCACCAAGTATAGCGTCTTTGCCAACGGAAGAGCCAGCAATGCAAAGAACCAATAGATTAGGCTGTATGTTAGAAAACCGTTGGGGCCAAAAGTATCTACGCCCGATAATATTAGTAAGAACTGATATAGAACAAGCCAGAGTAATATTCCTGTTAGGGAAAACACTACACGCATAAACATAATCATTAATTTTCCCCAACAATCCAGGCGGTTCGTAAATGTTAATATCGTGATCGTCTGCGATAGATGGCAACGAAACGCGATCCTCTTTTTTCTGCTCCCATAAATCCTTGATTTTTTGCAGTTCGTCGGCGCTCAGTGCTGACGAATCAGCTTTAGGCTCCCATCCGGCTTGACGCGCAATATAGATGATGCTCCCCATTGTTGCGAGTCCTGAACTACGCTTGCCGAAACTGTGCCAGCGCCGTTCGGTATCGGACTGGTCGAACTTTGACGATTGAGCGCCCCACTTCTCGAACAGTCGCAGCCCTTCATTGCTTCCGGCAGTCGCGTGATGGACAGCCATTCCGATCCGCAAGTAGTCTTCAAAGTCAAGCCCCGTTCCATCATTGTTGATGTAGTCGAGCATGTCGGCAATGTCTTCAACGTCGCCCATGCCTTCGGACTGCATTGATTCTTTGTGAGTGGCGTATCCACGAGCAAGAAGTTCCGCAACTTCTGGAGGCAACTCGGTCAAATTCTCAAGATCAGACTTATCGAAACTCAAAAATTCATACTGCTTGCCGCTTGCATGAGCAGAACCAGCGATTACAACAAACCCACCTGCCATCTTGATATCCGCGCCCGGATACTTCGCCGGCAACTTCCATCCAAGATTTTCGGCTGGTTTTTTGAAATAAAAATGCCACCCGTCGCCGCCAGTCTTTACGATGGCGCTACATGATGCGAATAGATCGATGCCAAGGTCTTTTTGCAGTGCGTCAAGGCTAACAGCGCCTCCGTTGCGCGGGTCGAAGTCCAAGACGATATGGTCTTGGTCAAGCGCGAAACCAAGCCCGTTACAGTGATAAACGTCGTTCCATACGTCATGCAGCGTGGCAGTATCAACAAGCCGCTGATTTTGCCAGTTGCTGCGCAGCGGATGTTTAGCCGCTGCTTGGCACTCTGGATTGCCGCATGAGCATTTACCTCTGACGATAGGATGTAGCGGGATAAGTCGCAGCCCTGCGTTTAGGTAGTCTGTTGCGTTGGGGTATAGACTCATTTGCGTGCCAGGATAGCTTTTGCTGCACGCCCGCCATAGATATTGATTCCTGTCGGAATGTGCGTGTCGCAGATAGTTGATGCTGCCAGCTTCGCGCACTCTTCGCGCTCTTTTGCAATACACATTTCAGCGTATTTCATTGCATGCAAATCCATTGCGAGCGCATCATATAGAGCAAATCCTAATGGATGATGAAATACAGCACTTGGCTTTGTCGGAAGCGTTGTTACGTCTCTCATACCGCCTCCCACTTCCCGCCAACGTAGCGTCCTGTCTCGCCATGCAGCGTAAAAAATCCAGTGGTTGCATCAGCGTCCAGCCACAGCCTAACACCGGCCATCGGGCCATTTTTGCAAGTAATATAGCTCATTTCATGTTCTCCAGTTCAGTTTCAAGGTGTTGAATCATCATCGCGCTTGCTTCGATCATTCCGTTTATTTTACGCTGTTCTCGCAGCATTGACTCACGCATGATTAGCACCCTTTCAAGGTCTCTCTCAGTGTATTGCTTATAGTCGAGCTGCTTGAATAGTTGCCACATGCTATCCCTTTGCGTCGTTAGTGAAATGCCAATGTAGCCTAGAATTTAGTTTAGTGCAAGTGAAAAATATTCTTGACTTCTACTTTTTTAGTTGCTAGAGTTCGTTTCGCC